GTTAGGTTTTCTGTAGACTATTGAAGCTACAATTCTGTTGACATAACCATTGATGATTCCCGGTTCAGTAACTAATCGCAGAAACTCATCACATGTCTTTGATACAATAGCTACCTTTTTATTCACTTTAATATTAAATGCTTCATAAGTATTGAGGACTAAATCGGCTGTCGCAAAATCAGAAACTGCTGCTCTAGTATCGTCACCTAATCCACACAAATTATAGTATTTGATTTTCAAGTATCTAGCAACGGTTATGAATTCAGCCAAATTAATTATTGTATTAAACAGGGCTGTCCATTTCCAACCAGACAATAAACCATTAGTTACTTTTTCCTTTTCAATTACCTTAATCCCATTCTTCTCAAAACTAATCCATCCATTTTTAAATAGATGTCTGATCTTCTCACCAATTGGACGATCTTCTATTGGTAATAATTGTATGATTCTATTAATTATGATCTCAATCATTTCGAGTGATGTTTGTCTCTCAAATCCGCTTTGATCAATTGGAATGTTGACAAATCTGCCTATACGTTCTAATTGACTAGAAGTGTCTTTGAAATAATCGTATTTTGGAAAAATAGGAGAACAATAATTAAATTCATCACTTATCATTTTGTAAACTTGTTCATCAAGATAACACATTAATAAATACATATTCATCTCACTGTTTACAACAGGCCTATTCCTGATCTCTTCGTATTTATTGAACACGTGTCCACCAGTATTGGTTCTGTTTATTTCTTCGATTAATATATTTTTTGGAACCAAGAAACCAACTGATCTCTTTGTTCTTTTTAATTTTTTATCCTTGCCACGTAACTTTATATACATATCCGGAATATCGATTTTAGCACTACCACTGACAGCCCAGAGGTCTGGTCTATCTAAAAATTGATCTAGTGTCAGTGGATTTTTGTTGACTAATTTATTTAATATCTCTTCTACGGATATCTTAAACTCAGAAAGAAATTTCTCTTCTGAACCTTCAATTACGTGTCTAGAATTATCTGGATTGAAGAACCACTCAGAGAGGTCTTCTTTGTATTCGTTGATAGAAAAGTCTCTTTGATATAATGCAAACCTTGCTAAATCAATAAACTGTTTCCAATCATCACACCAATCATTATTTATTGATTTGATTGATGATGACAGGGTTTTCATCACTTTGATGTAAACACCTCTCGTCATATTAAAATTTTTGCACAAATCAAATTTGATTAAGTCGTGCATTTTCTGGTTGTAAATCTTGAGTATTTGACAACAATCTGAAATTATCCCCAACTCAAAATCCCAACTGTGTGGCCTAAATCTTTTTAGTTTATATAACCACTGGGGGACAAAGAAATTTTGAAATTCTATCTCATCCCAATTATCATCTTGATATTTTTCCCACTCTGATACTGTTGATGTGAGATATCTAAGTGTTTGTTCATTTAGATTTTTAAATATTCCCTGTTCATATTTATCAATTATTAATTGATCATACCAGGATTGTTTCATGTTCGTTGAATTGCGTCCACGTTTCATCATCTCTTCAATCGTTCTACCTAAA